CAGTGTCTTCGATTGCTGGGCTCCAATCTGTCGCGACATTGCCTTTCTCAAGTTTAATTCTACGAACAGAATAGTTATTGTTTCCACCATAGTCATACAAGGCCATCTCTCCCCTCGAATAACGAGGGTCATCGTTTGGGAAGATAACTGGACCCGTGAATGTGAACCGTTGCCATTCTTTGCTTGGAGTAATGTCTGCACTAGCTTTCAGACCGAAGCGGTTATTTTGATAATGATAAAAATGTAGAGGACGAATCTCACCACCGTCGTTGATTTTTAGATCAAACGATAGAGTCCAAATTTCCCCGACATTTTCTTGTGAAAGATATGGATGCAAAGGAAACGAAAAGAAACGCGTACTTGTGCGAATCTTCTCAGAATCTCGATAGTAATTTCTACCACCGACTTTAACACTCGCTATCTTACTAGCCAGCTCCTCAGCTGTCTGTGTGAGTTCTGACTTGCTGGCTTTACCATTGGCCAAATTGATCAGCTCTGCCAGTCTACGCGTCGTTGTCTCTTCATAGGTCGCTTGTGCTGACTTCACACCAGCCAGTTCATTTTTTGTCTGGATCAGTGCTTCAACTTGCTTGGCAATCTCAGCTTCAGCCTGTGCCTGCTTCGGTCGAATATCGTTCGCGATAGTCTGTTTCAGGGCATCTATAGCGCCTAACAAAGTCGTCTGAGCGCTCGTAGCCTGAGACTTGAACGCTTCAAGTTTAGCGATAGAGTCCAACCCAATCCGCTTGGCTTCCTGTGCAAGCAGGGTACTTGCGCCAGCATTTCGCAAGGCTTCTTCAGCCCTGCGCTTGGCTTCTTGTATCGAAGCGTTGTCAAAGTTGTCGAATCGCTGATTAATAGTATCAGAGAGTTCTCTTTTAACTTCTTCAGCTTTAGCCCTAGCAAGTTCGATACCGTCCAAAATTTCCTGTCTAAACAATCCAGCTTGATGATCAAAGTCTAAGTCAGCATTTTGAAGAGCCTTTTCAAGGGCAATTTCTTGTGCGGTTCCTGTCACACCAAGGATTGCATCAGCTGCGCTAGATAAGCCACCAGAAGCTCTAGAACCACCAGTTCCTGCCTTATCATCAAAAGTCAAAGAGATATATTCTTCCTTCAAAGCGTCGAACTCATAAGCAATAGCTTTCTTGAATGCATCGACATTGTGCTTCCAACTCTTGAGATTGACCGTATCACCCATATGGACCACTTGCCCATCAAGTTCATAGGCTTCAATCTTGACAGCATCAGAGACCTTGTCAATGCCCTCATTTGAAAACTTAGCCTGTGCCCATTTCTGCAACTCTTCAACAGTTTTAGCATTGTTGTTCTCATACTCTTTTTCATTGATATAAGGGTATGAGTTGATAAGAGGACTATCAACGGTTACTCTGAGAGTCGTTTCCTTTTCAGCGCCTTCAGGTTTAAAAGTCGATTTAGCATGGATTCTTGTGACAACATTCTGACTGTTTTTTGTACGTTGGTAATCCTTCAGATTTTTGTGCGTTGTAATAACAACACCACGATTCTCACCACGACTCTTCTTGATAGTCATTGCAAAGTTATCACGAACCAGCTCGCCTTCCCATGTACCAACAATGCTGTGCTTACCGTCCAGCAATACAGAGTATAGAGTTTCTGTTTCAGTCGTATTGAAGGTCCTACGATCCTGGATATCACTGTTGAATGAGAAGTCCCCAAGAGACGTTTTGGTATTTTGGACCATGCGAGAAAGAGCCATGCCACAGCTCTGACTAGTCACACTCACTGGCGTGATAGACCGTTGCATCACATCGTCTGAAATGTGATAGGCTGTGATTTCCAGATGGTCATTGTGCTCAATAGGTTTCTTGATGCGAAATAGCTGCGCACCAAGAACAGGAGTCGGCGCTTTTATCAACATATCTTCTTGAATAAGTTGATAAATACCAGAGTCAGAAATAGGATATTTCACAGTTAAGGTGAAATCGCCATTCATGGTTTCTTTAACAATCGCCGAAGTTGCTTCATGAAGTGGCTCCCCGTTCCATCGAACAGTTCTTACATCTTTATTAAGTAGATAAAGCAATTATGCCCACCCCCAAATCGTTTCGATTTCAAGCGATTGAATACCTGGACCCAAAACAACCCCAACATTCTTAAGTTTCGCTGGTTCAACTGTGATAAAATCCCCTGACCATTTGACTGGCTTCCCTGTTGTTGTTTTAAAACTTGGATTGTCAGGATTATTGACCATCACAAGCGACTCAGTGAGTTGTTCAAGACGGATGACCTGACCAGCGATTGTAAACGAAGTCTCAACAGCGCTCTGGCCAACGATTGTGATTTTAGGAAAGGCAAGAGCAGAACCTTGAACAGTCAAAGTCCCACTTCTTGTCAATCTCTGTGTATCGGTGTCTTTAAAGTATTTGGTAGGGTGACAAGTGAAGGTTGCTTTAGTCATATAAAGACCAGGTTGCACTTCTTCAAGGTCGCTCACATTGACCTTGTAGCACCAAAGACGAGTTGTTTTGACTCGCTCACTCTCTAGCCAGAATTTTTCACGGATAAACAGACTCATAAATTGGTTCATCTGTTCTTCAGTAGGTTTAACCAAATAAATCGTATAAGTTTTCTTGACCAGTTCCCTATGCTTGTTTGTCTGAACGATTGCTCCACTGATGCCACCATGCTCCAAAAGGGCTGTCTTGCTCTCTCCCAGAGCGATTGAGGGAGAATCATGGACAATGACTTTAAAAGGAAAAGACGATGTTCTCACACCGTCAATCACAAGCTCATTATGCTTTATCATGCAAACCCTCCTCTCAATTGTGTTTTACGTTGCAATTCATCAGCAATCCTCTGCGCTACCTCATCAGCAATCCGTATAATGTCAGCTTCTTCTCTGACGGTATTGCCAGTGATAGTGATATTGATTGTCGGTGAAGTTCCACCCATTGTCTGAGCAATACCTCGACCGATAGCACCAAGTGTTTTGTCATTAAGTGGTAACACTGCTTCCTTACCAGCTTCACCGCCAACCATCATGTTATTTCCATTCATTCCAAAGATGGTTGGTTTTGTCATGATACCGCCTTTGGCATACCATTCAATTCCAATACTTGGAACACCTTGACTCAACCAATCTAATGGATTGGCCGACCCGCTCACATGAAAGTGCGGTAGTGGGATGTGTGGCCAACTGATACTGAAGTTAAACAATCCCTTGATAGCTTCAATAGCTGAAGATACAGCATCTTTTGCACCATTGATAGCTCCTGAAATAGTACTCTTGATACCTTCCCAAACACTTGATACTGTACCAGATATACCATTTAACACATTTGAGACAGTATCCTTGATACCGTTCCAAATATTTGAGACAGTTCCTGAAATGCCGTTGAGAATATTTGAAATGTAGCTCTGAATAGCTGAGAAAATAGTCTGAACAATGCTTTGAATAGCTTGCCATACAGTAGAAAACACTCCCTTGATAGTTTCCCAAGCGCCTGACCAATCACCATTGATGATCTGCATAACTGCTTGAATGATACCAAGGACAACGTTTATTGCGGTCTCAACAACGGTTTTGATGATTTCCCAAGCTGTTGTAATGATCAGTTGAATGTTATCCCAACCAGCCTGAAGCAAGGGGCCAAGTATATCCAGTATTGTACTGATGACCGTATAAATTGCATTCCAGACAGTCTCAGCACTTGTTCTGATAAGTTCCTGGTTCTCTGTCCACCAAGCAACAACCGTTCCAAAGATACTCATGACAAAATTAGAAATCTCTGATACGACTGTGTTGATGACTTCAAGAATCGCATTCCAAACGGTCGTGACCGTATCTCGAAAACCTTCGTTAGTTTCCCAGAGGTATTTTACAATAACAATAATTGCAGCAACTGCAGCAGCAATTGCAATAGCTGTTCCAATAATTGGCAATGCGGCAATTATCATTTCTCCAATAGATATTTTTAAAAACTCAGCAAGGGCTTGCAATGATAAGAATATGGGGGCTATGACCCCTACAGCAGTCACAACTGTTCCTAAAATAACAACAAAATCTTTTACTGGAGCAGGTAACGAACTGAACAGCTCAGCCACACCCTTCACAATGCTTGCCAATGTTTGAAACACTGGAATCATCATTTCTAAAAGTGGCTGACCTATAGCAGACAATGCATTGGTTCCGGCTTGTTTCAGATTCCCCATCACATTTTCTAAGCCGTCTGATTCTCTTGCAGCCTGTCCAAGAGCTCCTGAGAGTTTATTTCCGTCTTCGACCATCTGAAGCAAGGTCAGTTGCTTCTGCGCTTCGCTCAAGTCCTTGAATGATTTGCCATACAGTTTATTTGCAGCGGCATTCCTAGTTGTCTCTGTCGCAGAGATTCCAAGAGCGGCATCGTTAGCAAAGTTTCCCTTCAAAAAAGATTGTAAGCTCTCTGTCACGCTCTCAATAGATTTGTCATAGAAGGCTGCACCGTCTGCTGCTGCCCTAGTTGCACGAGAAGTTAGATCCAAAGCTTCGGAAGTATTCAACCCTGAAGTTTTGGCAAATGAAGCCATTTGAGTAAATGACCCTTGTAAACGCTCTGGAACAATATCCATTTCCTTACCAATAGCATTCAATGCTTCTCTTGCTTGGGTTTCCATATCTCCGAAAACAGTAGTAAATTGAGCATTACTAGCTTGCATTTGAGCAGCAGCTTCTAACGCTTCTTTCCCTACTTCCACAAGCTTATCTGAAACAGCACTCAACTTCTCACTAAACTGTTGAAGTAGTTCTGCTCTTAAATTTCTTGAGATTTCACTTAAACTTTCTTGAGTGCCATCAGCAGTAGACTTGATTCCCTTCATCTCATCATTGAGATGATTAAAAGCGGTCTTGGCCTGATTTAGCTCAGCTTCCATCTTGTTGGCTTGTGTGGAGTTCTCACCAAATTCTTTTTTGGTAATTTCCAATTGCTGTTCTAGATTAGAAATTTGTTTACTTACAATCTCAGACTGAGCACCAATCTTTTTCTGAGCAAGAGCATTTCTCTCGGCTTCACTAGCATTTGAACCCAAAGCGCTTTCTTGCAGTTTGAATGAACTTGTCACCTTACTCATCTCTGAAGCAAGTTGACTCTGCTCATTCTGCAATTCTTTCAGTTGCGTTTGGTTGCTCTTAGCTGTACTACCAAGTTTTCCTAATTCCTGATTAAGATTAGCGTAAGCGGTCTTAGCTTGATTTAGCTCTGCTTCCATCTTGTTAGCTTCGGCTGAGTTTTCACCATACTGTTCTTTAGTTAGGCTTAACTGCTTCTCAAGGTTTTCGATTTGACGAGTGACGATTTCAGACTGTTCGCCAATCTTTTTTTCGGCTAATGCTAACTTGTCTGCTTCGCTAGCATTGGCACCCATCTGGCTTTCTTGCAGTTTAAACGAACTAACTACTTTTTCAGATTCACTAGCAAGCAATTTTTGTTCATTCTGCAATTCTTTTAGTTGAGCTTGATTGTTCTTGGCTGCATCACCATTTCCTTCAAGAGCTTGAGTGACACTAGCAAGCTTTCCCTCATATCCTTTTAGGACATTTTGAGTCACTTCTACTTCACGCTGGAAAGCGCGATACTGTTCAGAACCAATATTCCCCTTTTTAAATTCCTCATCTACTTTAGATTGGGCTTGTCTCAAGGTTTCTAGTTTCTCTTTGGTCGTCGAAACTTGCTTTTGCAAGACTTCTTGCTTCTGAGTCAGGAGCGTTACGTTTCCTGTATCAAACTTCAAGGCCTTGTCAATCTGTTTCAACTCCTGACTTGCATCAGTAGCAGCCTTATTGACATTTTTCAGCGCCTTCTGTAAAGGTTGCGTGTCGCCATCGATTTCAATTTTGATACCTTTGATATTTCCTGCCATATTTCCTCCTTTCATAAAAAATAGAAAAGCGCTGAGAGAATTTCTACCACTGATAATGCAGTCAGACCAACGAACTTGGTCTCAGAATCGCTCTCTCAGCACTCATTTTTCTTTAAAAGCTGTCAAAATCAGCTTGCGTGGCTTTCCGTTCGCCACCCTTATCCTCACTCCGTAAATTCACATAATCCGTCTGATAATCCAGAGCCATTCCGATTGAGATGTGCTTTAGATCATCGATAGACAGACCAGTTTCTTTACAACAGGACAGATAAGACTCTACTGTGAAGATTTCCTCGCTAGCTGATTCTGATTCATCTGGTGCTTTTTTGTCGTCATGCTCGCATTCAGCATTTCCATCAGAACGGGCCCAACTTCCTGAATAGGAAAGACTTCCATTTCCATGAAGAATTGTTCATAAGGCTTGATGTGAGGATTTGCAGATTTAGCAAAGGTCCAAAAAAGGCGGTTGAAAAAGGTCATATCAAACTCTTCTAGCATTGAAATGTCCATGTTAGTCGCTGTCAATTCTTTTTCAGCTTCCAGCTTGTTCAATTCATTCATGAATGATTGATTTTTCAACATCGAGAACAAATCTTGAAAATAATCTTTCCCAAATTGTTGCTTGTAGGCGATAGGAGTATAACCATTAGTTCCTAACTCATACTCCTGATCACCAACCAAAACGATTTTACGCATAGATTTTCTCCTTAAGCTACCACCGCAGTAGGTTCATACACTTTCTTGAACCAGTTGTCATACGCATCCTTGCTATCAGCTGATGTGATTGAACGTTTAACAACTGTATCCAATGGACGCGGGCTAGCTTTGAAACTAAGTTCACGTTCATTGGTTGATGTCCCGTTCTTAGTTTTTGAACCAAGAGATGGGCGACTGGCAAAACAGTAGTACATCACATAGCGAGTCTTGTTTTTGTCGCCTTCAAACTGGAACATCATTGCGAACTCTGTCAAGCTCGCATCTGCTTTTTCAGTCATAACACCAGTTTGAGGGTCCTTGATTTCACCAAGAATTTTTGTTGCAAATTCATCAATGATGTGTGGAATTTTAAGTTTACCTTCATAGCCTTCGTTTGAATTCATGAAATGGTAATCCTTGTTGTCTGCTTTGATAGGGGTTGTTTCCCCTTTGGTATCAAGTGTCAGCTCAATCGCTCCAGGAAAACGAAAAACATCGCCGTAAGTGATAACTCCATCTGCCGCAAGTGTTTTGATGGGTGCGATATGTACATTTTCTAGGCCAAAGGTTACTTTATTTTCTTGAGTCATGTCATTCCTCCTTAGTATAGATAGACCGTATAAGACTTGACATAGAGTCTTTCAGTCTCGATAAATGTTTCTTCTTGAACATCGAAAAAGAGCTCGTGGGTTGTCCACAGCTCTTCCAGACGCTCTTCCAAATCTTCATCCTTCCGCTCAAAAGCTAGCTCTACTGTCACGCTCTTAATCTGATGATTAACCGTGTTGTCAGCTGCATTGATGACTGGACTTGATTCATAATAGATCAGGTAAGGTAGGTCAGGAGCGTTCCCAGTTTTAAACGCTCGATAGGTGACAGGCAGGTTTACCTGTTCCAAAATAGCAGCAAAGTCTGATAGCTTCATTTCCCAATCTCCTTGATACGCTTCTCAAAGTTCTGAATTGCTTTTTCTTCAGCTGGCTTGATGTGGACGATACCAGCGACACGACCACCATTTCTTGAAAGGTGCCCATTTTCAAGTATATGAGTAAGACTTGCAACTGCGTTGAACACAACAAAAGAGCCATTGGCCAACTTCTTCTTTTTCCAACTTCTACGATACTTTCCGTATCGTTTCGGACTTGTCTCTTTCAACTCATCCACAGTCTCATCAGCCACCTGCTCTGCAATCTTATCCACTTCTTCAGTAACCTCATCAGAGTAAGCAGCAAGCTCTTTCGCTATCAAATCAGCAAGATCATTGCTCATTTCAATACCTCTGATAAAGTTAACTCTAAAATTTCAGAATCGATAGGATAGGTTTTTAAGATGCGATATTGCTTGCCTTCAAACTTCGCAAACTCCTGATTCTCATACTCAAAATTTCGAATCTCAACGACCAAGCTCGGTTTTAGCCCCGCTTGGTTCGCCTGATAAAATTCAGAGCGAGTAACCCTCTTTTTTTGACACAAGAGAGTAACTTCAACATCTTCAGAGATTGGTTGTAGTAGTTTATCCTTACCTGTGACTTTTTTAGAGATCAGCGTGATTTCATGATTCCACATTCTTGACCTCTTTCTTTGATGCTATCTGTAAATTATGCAGTCGCCACTGAAGATGGCGTGGCATATCCACCCCACCCTCATAGCGATAAGCAGCATAGTCAACAATAAACATTTCATGGTCAGCACGCTCACCGACAAGCTCGATACCGAGGTTATCGGTCAATTCAGTGATGACACTTGAAATGATTTTTTCTAACGGCTTGTCTCTCAAGCTAGTTGAAATACCCAGCTTAAGCTTCAGCAATTCTAAAAGCTGACCTTCATCCATGCTTACTCCTCAACTTCCTTAGCAGGCTCTTCAGCAGTTTCCTTAACTGTTTCTTCCTGCTCAACTGCGGGCTCTTCCTTAACTTCTTTTGTTTCAGGAGCTGGTTTCTTAGGCTCATCATCTCCCAAAACCTCAAGGAAGATAGAGCCAGCAGTGTTGGCACCAGTCAAAAGGCCATTGGTAAAGCTATCTGTGGGCTCATATCCTTCACGAGGAAAGATATCACCAACAGCATAGTCATGTTTTTCAGGATCAGCCAAGTCCTTGAAAGGACGGATTACTTTATAGCTCATATGCCACCTCCTTAAGCTACAACATCTGTGTAAGTTCCGAAGAATCCAGCTTCTTCATCTACTTTCTTAATATCCCAACGAACAAAAAGCCCAAGCAATTGTCCGTAAATGTCATTGTTCACCCATTTAACGTATACTTGTTGACGGTCAAACTCTTTGACGAACTCAGTAACATCTCCGATGAAGAATTTCATGTCTCCTTCGTTGCCAAACACTGCGTCATCTACTTTGTAGATTGTTTTCCCACCAAATGAATAGCCGGTAGGTGAAGCTACATCAGTTTGAAGCATGTAGCGCCCATCTTTATCCTTCACCTTGTCAAGTGTAGCAAACATTGACTTAGTTACAACGATGCTTGCTTTATAAATTGATTTAAGCTTCTTGTTGTAGATATCTTTAATACCATCAAATCCAGACGCATCTGCTTGGGTAGCTGTTTTGAGGACAGCTGTAACTAATGACAATTCAGTGTTTTCACCTTGGTTGAATACTTCGTCTTCAACAATGGACATGATGTCATAGTCTGCGTCGTCAATCATTTCTTGTGACACAGGGACATATCCACGGTAAGTCTTGATTGAATAATCAATCTCGCTGATTGCTGGTTTTCCAAGTTCTGGATTTGATTTCAATTCCTCTGTTGAAACCATTACACCATCTGTTTTCTTGATAACTGGATATTTACCAGAACCACTGTTAACTTTCACACGTTCCAAAAGATCCAAAAGTGGATTACGTGTTTTATTAACAAAGTGTGGTTTCAACACTTCTTTAGGGATTAGGGCGCCACTTCCTGAATCAGTAGTTTTCAAACCTACGATGTCACGAGTTTGACCAGTACGAATGTATTTAGCAATTGCGTCACGTTTTTCCAATTTCTGTCCTCCACGTTTTTCTTGACTTGGGTAAGTCGGGGCTTTGCGATTCAATTCTTCAACTTGATTTTGCAAATCTTCGATTTCCTTTTCAAGTTGTTCTTTTTCTGCCAATTTTTCATCCAATTCTTTTTGGATATCTTCCAGGTTCTTTTCAACTGCTGAAACTTCTTCATCATTTCCAGCTTGATCCAATTTCTTCGCTTCAAGTTCAGAACGCTTGTTCAATTCTTTGATTGATTCTTCAAGTTCTACCACTTTTTCTGCTTTGTTGTGCATGCGAGCGCCTAAAATCAATGATTTGTGCATAGGTTAAATTTCTCCTTAATTTCTTTCTTGCGCTTGTCCAGCGCTTCACGATTGGCACGCTGTTGACTTTCAAAGTCTTTCTGTCGTGCAGCAATTTCCGTTTGCGGATAGGCTGGGAAAGTACATGGACTCACTTCAAAGATTTCTAATTCTAAGATAGTGTCCAGGTACGAACCATCTGCCTGCTCTTCCGTATTGATTTTGATTGGGATGAAACCAAAGCTACATCCAATCACATCGCCACGCTGAACACGAGCATAGGCCCCAACAGCTTGCGGGTCATCCTTATTGATGATGATATCACCGTAAAGTCCGATTTCATCAACTCCTAAAATGACCGTCCCGTTACCAGTACGACCAAGCACTAAACTATCATCATGGTTAAACAATGCCCGGATGTCAGCTCCTTTGATAGCTTTTTCAACACCCTCACGTTTGATTACCTCAAAGTAACCCGACCATAATTCAGTAACTTCATCGAACTTGATAAAGTACCCACTCAAAATCAAATCACCAGTTTCACTTTCTTCTCGTGTTTGAAATTGAGTGGGCATATAAGCCTTACGTTTCTGCATCAGTATTTCCTCCTTCCTTATTTAATTTGCTCTGATTGCCTAGCTCGCCTTGTGGCAAATAGTTTTCAAGAACAATGATTTCATCCATTTCAGGATCAGGAGTCATTCCAACCCAATCACGCCACTCATTCCTACGCATAGCGGCATTACTAGTCATCTGCCTTGCGACAGTAGATAGCTCTGTAATGTCATAAGAGTAAAGCGATCGTGGGTTGAACTTGAAGTAACGATTACTTGAAATAAGTAAATCTCTTGTAAGAGTCTGTGTGATTGTTGTAGCAATACTCATGACTGTAGTATTTACAAAATTGTTGTATTCAACCTTGTCGAATTTTCCAACTCCCAAAATAAAAGCTGGAACTCCCAAAAGTCCAGCAACTGTTTTTTTGTCAATTTCAACAGATTCATTGATAGCGATATCTTTTAAACTTAATGGCTTGACCTGTTCGACACTCAACAAAGCATCAGGAATAATCCACGGCTCACCTGCCTGACTTGTTGTTAAGTATTTCTTGGCGACCTTGTCTCGCCCCTCTTGCGTGCCCAACTCTCCATTCGAAGAATCAACCTTAACAATCAGGCTAGGAACGTTCTTTCCATTCATAAATCCTTTTTTGATTTGAGTAGCAAGGTTTAAATTCCTAACAATATCCCTCAGAGCAAGCCTGTAGCCAGTCCCTATAAATGGATTATCTGGATCTGGGTTGATTACAAAGTGCACGATTTCGCTTGGGTTGTAGTCGATACCACGATAATTCACGATATAACCAACATCATCACTTTTGAAAGAAACTTCACTCATAGAGAATGGTCTCAGGTTCAAAATATAATCATTCATAGGATCATACTCAACATGAAGAGCTGAGTTTCCGTCACCGAATAGCAATAGGTCACGCACAATCTTGAAAATCCAAGTTTTGCGAGTCATATTGTCGCATGGGTTTACATCAATCTTTCGAGCCAGTCCGTCTTTTATTCGGATATCGCCTTTGTCGGTATTCTCCATCAAATGAATGGTCATATTTGATACCATGTCAGCAATCTTATTGACCGCAGCAATCACATCAGGATTTCGAGCCAAAGGCACATAGCTATCACCGTCAATATAAAGCCCAAAATCTGAATGAGTGATAACATTCGTTCCACTTCGACTCTTACCACGTTTCAAAAACCTATCTAAAAGCCCCATCTTTACTCACCTCCTTTCTAGCGAAAAGTATTTTGAAAAAGTGAATCAAAGTGTTTGTTTCTTACTATATTCTGACTGACATCAACTATTTGTTTATCCCAGTTAACTGTTTCAGCCCTCAAATCTTTCGTATAGCTTTGACGAACGATTACTTCTTCACCGTTTAAAATTACTTTAACTTGCCCTTTATTAATTAGCACATTAATTTCATGTTCTGATAAAACTATTTCATTCATAAGTCACCTAATCAAAGAAGCTCATGACATTCTGATTCTTACCAAGATTAGCAAGAGCCTGAATACAAGCAAAAACGCTGGCATCAAACAAGTCAATTCTTGCAGTACCACCGTCACCGTCTAATTTCTCATATTGCACAGCATCATCCACCTTTTCAATCGCTCTAACATTGCTCACACAGTATTCGTAAGCATCAGAATGAAGATAGTAAAACTCTTTATTCTTAACTTTGAACTCAATCCGTCTGAACCCCTCTGATTTCAGATAGAAAAGTTGAGGTTGGTCAATCATCTTGAACCTAGCTTGTTTCATCTTCGTCAGAAACTCACGACCAAACTTCCTATCCATTCCGACCGCAGCAATCTTGAACCCTTTCTCTCTCATCTTGATAAACCATTTGACAATATCATCATAGAGGACGGTCGGAGTATTGCTCATCGTCAGCCAGCCATCTGACTGCCAGCCAAAAAGTGGAATGCCATCGTCATTGGCTTTCTTTTGAGCATTGACACGAGGAAAGAAAGCGTGTGTGATGCAAATATCAACATCTTTCTCACCATCATGGTAAACCCCATAAAGAGCAGCAGCGGTCAAGTCGTGCAGCCTTGACAAGTCGGCGCCACCATACCACTGAATAGGCAAGCGTGCCAATTCTTCCAAAGTCCAATCGTAACAACTGTCTGAAGCAATAAATTCATCAGGATTGAAATAAGCGTTCATTGAGTTTGTAAAGACATTCAAAGTCTTGTTGAAGAACTCATTCCTAGTCTGTGGATCATTCATAGCCTGCTCAGCTTCTTCTCTCAGAGCTTTGAGCGATACCGTCACACCCCACGATGGGTTGGCTTTCTTAAGTACATTCTCGTCTAGGTAATCACCGACATCTCCATCTGTCGACTGGTCAGCTTTGCAGATAAACATGAACAAGGAATCATCCTTGACCAATTGTTTAAGGACCTTTTGACAGTATTTAAGACGGTTAGCAAGGAAACCAGTAGGAATATCACCAGCCGTAGAGATAACAAAAAGCATACTGTTTCGGTATGCTGACATTGTTTTCTTCATAAGACCGTACTTCTTGCTGTTTCTCATCGTGTGAGCTTCGTCTAGGATAATTACGTTACCGTTCAATGAGTCCAAACGACTTTCATCGTTGGCCAGTGCCTGGATAAAGAAAGAACCCTCAATACCAAAATTAGCAGTGATTGAGTGTTCCTGGTTGTTATCCTTGATACGAATGTTCTTGTCATTCCATCGCTCTACATTGAATTTTAAAAATCCAAAGGCTTCCATAGCTTGCTTGACCGAGTTGGCCACGATGTAGCATTTTGAACCGCTATCCGTGTCTAATATTTGATAAGCAAGTGCGATTGCAGCAGTAAATGAGGTCTTCCCATTCTTCCGAGCAAGCATGATAAGCGCTTCTTTGAACCTGCGCTCGTTTGACCCTTTGTAGTAAAATCCAAATAGATTAACAACCACAAAGTGTTGCCAGGGTTGCAAGAGTAATGGCTTGTTACGGATAGACACCGCAAACATATCATCGCCCTGCTGATGGACTATCGTATTCTCGATGAAGTGAACAACAAAATCAACGATTTCCTCATCCATTTCAAACTCAGGATTTTCAAGATCACGAATGAACCTTTCAGCAGCAAGAATATTCTCCTCGCAATGTTCCTCTCTGTGAGAAATGACGTGCCGAGCATACTCTTTCGCTTTATCAAGATTACCCATTGCCAGTCACTCGCTTCTTCTTGATTTCATTCTTGAACTTCAGGACCTCAGTAAGAACTGAATCACCTTCTTGTTCTACTACCTCACCGAGCGACTTAGGATTCATCATAAGCTGATTAGAGTAGCTGAGGATGTCTTTCCTCAAAATTTCCATCGCTGTCAAGATTGGAACTTTGCGCTCATTCTCAGCACCAGCCTTATTGACGTAAGTGTCTGTTACTGGATAACCCATGTCAGCATAATCTTGAGCAAGTTTCTGATACTGGTATAACATACCTGCGAAAATGTCAATGATCATTTCGAACTCTTTCCGATAAGTGCCCAAGTCTTTCATCTGCTTGACCACTTTTGACTTAATCGACTTTGCTGTAATTGGTTTAGCCAAAAACTACCTCCTTTCGTCAAAATCGCTTAGTTTTTACCCCCTTTTTGTTTGAAGGCCCCCGACTTGGAAAAAGTTCCCTTCACCGGTTCCCAGAGGCTTCGAAAAAATTTTTTTGAAGTGGGGGGGGATAAAAAATTTTTTCATTTTTCATTTTTGTTTTTGAGAAAATTTAAAAATTCTTTTTTTCTTTTCTTCTGCCAATAAATTCCATTTCCGATTATCTTATCGTTATTGCGGTCATGAAACGTATTGTGTTTGCGATTGGTCAGCGGCAAACAATTCCAAGCTACATACTCCAGCTCTGGGTACTCAGATACTGGGTAAATATGATGAACCATTTCAGCTGGAACTGACTGTCCATATCTCAGACTTTCTTGGCAAAGGTAATCGTGTTGTCTCATGATCTTGTCACGGAACTTGTACCACTTCCTTGTCTTCAAGCTTTGTCTGACTGGTTTGTTGTACATGACATATGCTCCTTTGCAAAACAAAAGGACAGGCTCTTGACCTATCCCATCTCATACAAGAAATCTATGCTATCATAATAAACCTTTTTTCGTGAGACTTCAAGATGTCTTTTGTCTCATTCTGATTCTTTAAAAAAATTACCCCATTTTACTAGTATGGCTGTTAGCGGTATATGCATTCCATTTACAAATGCTGTTTGAGTATATCCAACAATTTCAAAGCCAATGCCAGGATTCGCATCAATATCTTTATTTAATTTCTCGAAGGCCTTTTCTCCAAGAAAATCATCACGGTATTCTTTTATCATTTTCTCCCTCCTATAACTATACCAATTTTACCCCTCACTTTCACATATCTTATATTTTGTTAAACTCACTCTAAATCTCAAACCCTTACTAAGCATGGGTTTTAAAGAGTTTCATTTTTTCAGTTTATGCTTAACTCAGTATGTGAAAGTAATATCTAAAAAATTAAATGACAAAGTTCCGTAGTGCATCATCAAGCTCTGCTTGTTCAATTCCTATGTATCTAAGCGTTATAGCTGGTGATGAATGATTGAACATCTTTTGCAATGTCCCTACATCCTTTGTCTTGTTGTAATATTTATAGCCGAAGGTCTTTCGCATTGTGTGGGTTCCCACGTTGTCAATGCCAAGTTCTTCAGCTGCTTCATGTATGATTTGATAGGCTCGCTCACGAGTGATCGCTTTATTCTGACCTTGCCTGCTCTTGAATAAGAAATGATGGAATGGTTTCCCTTCGACATATCGTCTCATTTCTTTTTTGAGTTCTTTAGTCATCCGTCTAGTTATCTGCTTGCCGGTCTTTCTTTCTCTTAGTTTAATGTGCCATCCTTGGACGTCTTTCACTTTCAGAGTAAGTATATCTCCAACACGCAGTCCAGTATTTAGGCCTGTGATGAATAGCATGTAATACATCTCGTTCCACTCTTTGAGATAATCTTTCATTGCCTGAATGTCATCATTATCTTTTATCGGTGATACAAATTCCATATTCTACCTCCTTTCCACAAAACAAAAAGCCAGCATTTGCTGACTCTTGACGATACTTCTGTTGGACAACTTTTCTGACTAGAATTAAGGATGACTCCTAAAGTGTGATGTGTGTTTTTGTTTCAGAAGTTCATGCTATCATAATAAACCTTTTTTTGTGAGACTTCAAGATGTCTTTTGTCTCATGTTTATTTATAGCTCACCTTTCAAAATAGCGTACTGCTCTAGGATAATCCTTCTACGTCGATAGATTGTAGCTTTGCTCATGAATTTCTGTTCTGCTATTTCTTCCCATCTAAGTTGAGGATACCTCCAGCGCAAATTAAAGATTTCCTTGTCTTCATCAACTAGATTGATCAGGAGTTTGTTAATAATAGCTTTGAACCCTTCGAGAAATTTTAAGGTTGGATCATCTGCGATTCTAATTGCGATAGTTTCGGTAGGTTTGCTTATTCCTACGCTAGGACCACTCTGAGCATCTGGGTTTCGAGTTTCTAATTCTAGCCTTCTCAAATCTATTGTACGTTGAATGTTTTGAAATTTAAAAAGTTCTCTGTCTAATGTTTTGAGGTCTTCGTCGCTCAATTTCTTCAAATCCTACCTCCTCGAAATCTTCGTGGTTGTTTCCACTTGATAAGCTTACCTTCGTTATTGTTATTGTGATAATCTGGTAATCTTGCTGTTGGACTTTCTTTATAGACTACTTTTTCAACTACCTGGATTGCAGGCATCATTTCATCATCTATCCACCCAACAAGCCAAGCAGGGTTTACATCATAGGTTTTAGCAATCATTTCAATCTGCTTAATAGATGGATATCCACCTCGCTCATACAAATGAATTGTGTTTTGGGAGACACCTGTATCTCTGGCCATATCTTTGACAGAGATACATAGGTCTTCTCTAAGTTCTTTAAGTCTTAGCTGCATCTTGCTCTCCACTTTCTAGTATTAGCTTTTATGAATGTGGCCTGCTCTTGCATCTGCTTCCATTCATAATCCATGATGATTTCAAGTTGATTGTTACAAAGACCTTTTAAGAAATCATTTTGAGCTTCTAGTTTCTCAATATCCTTATAGGCCCTTTCATACAGTTCATCTTCCAGAAATCTAATTCGCTCTGCCATTGCTTCTTGAATGATGATGTAAGTTGGTTTCTTGTACTTTGTCATTATAATCTTACCTCATCTCCTATTTTGAGAGATTCATAGTTTGTTTGAGTAACTACGAATATTCCGTAATTTTGCACTGTCACAGTGTACATGTCGCCAATCTTCTCCTTTTGTAAGACTCTGCCTTTGATTTCTGCGCCTTGATTATCTGCCTTGTAGATGAGCATCGGGCGCTTTTCTTCTAGTTTTTTAATGTGGATACTCTGCCAGATATTTAATCCAGCAGACAATAATATCCAGATTGCGATAAAACGTTTCAATTTGTTACCTCCTTACTCTTCTTCATCCATAATTTCATTAAACTGCTCTTCGTCAATAAGTCCACGGTCAATCATTGTTTGGACCGTCAATTCAATTTTTATCAATCTGTTCAATTCTTTGTTAGGCAACGTAGCCATAATAACTTCTTCCATCACTGCACCTCCTCTTCATCGTATGGTATATCTCCATTTGTTAAGTATTTAGATTCAATCATCAAGAAATCATTAACACATTGCTGACTACAGAAACAATTTTCAACATCGTTAAATAATGCTAGAATAACATGATTCTCTTGTACTACCAGAAACTCGTCTTCGATTTCTTTGCCACAATTCGAACACTCGTAACTCATCTCTCTACCTCGTTTCTCAATTCAAAATCAATTCCATATAAGAGCAAATCATTTTGAAATTCAACGAATGCTTCAATCATCTCAGCTTCTTGAAAGTCGTATTCCTCAACCGTACTTAAGAAATCATCGATATCATTTCTTTGCACACTTCCATACTCTGTCTTTGTATGTTCCATAGCTGTTTCATAGCCATCTACATCAATTGTGTAGCATATTCTGCCACTCGAAAAATCATATTTGTAATTCTTGATTATCATCACTCAACCTCCTCCACTTCAAATAGTGGACTATTAAATACTTCACCAAAACCAGAATATTCTAGTTCCTTTCGTGTAAATTTTTCGTTGTTTTTCCCATTGTTAAAAAAGTGGAATCCAGTTTCTGTTTGATTTAGATAATCATCTGTATTTTTTAACTTGACTTTGTATTTTGGCTCTTTCTCGGCCTCATAGTCAGTCAACCACGCTCGAGCGAAAAGTTCTTGGTTGTTTTTGTCATTAAGCCATTTCTTCACGAATTCGCTTTTTTTAGCGTAGAGATGGATTTTGTTACTATCTAGTGCATCACGCAAACTAAAATCTTTTAAAAGTTGGCATTCGAAAATCCAGTCATCCATAAAATTAGGTAGAAGCACTTTATTCAATTCTTGTCGAATCTTATCAGCATCCTTCAATTGATTACCAACCCATGCTCCATCAAGTTTGCCTTGCTCATAACCACTGCGATATTTCATTAAACCATAGTCGCTTCCTAATTCTTTGAAGATGTCGTTAAGCCATCTTGCCTGTGTCGTTGGGTCAAACCCTCTAATTCGACCAACAACATCCTTTAATTTGAACGGCAACGGTTCTGGCTCGTCCAAAGAACGTAAGTCTTTCAAAACCAAATCAACGGAGGTCATCTTTTTCTTGCTAGCTTTAAATTTTTCATATCGTTCAATTAGTCCCTGTATGTTCATTCTCAAACTCCTCGCTTTCAATTCTTCTAATATCAACAACGTCTTCAAGATGTTCTCTTGAACACCACTTGTTTTTTATACACTCTCTAATAAAATTGTTTTTATAAAAACAATGTTCTATGTAAGCAATTGGAAATAATAAAGCAATAAATGGTGCACACGCAAGTAGAGACAAATAAATTGCTACTCTTCCAAATTTTGAATCAGCAATATACTCGTAAAACTCAATAGGTCCTTTTATTTTCCGCAAGTGCCTGATAAAAATAATATAATTTTTCCTTTTCATCCTTCACACCTCCTACGCTACTTTTTGTACTAATTTCGTTTGTTTCATCCATTCCTTGGCTATGTCCCATACTTCAGCTGGTACATCTTGGTTATATTTGCCACGAAATTGGGCTATTTTCCCCTGCCTTACTTCGAGTGTGTAAAGAGGTTTTTTAGGTTGGTTTGATAAACGGACAAACACTATTAAGGTATCTCCTTTAAAATGCTTGTCTGTATATGAGCTTACGCAGTGATGTAGCTTTTTGCCCTCGTAGATCAGCTCGGCCACTTTTCTAGGGACATGGAATGCGTATCCCTGGATGGTCTTATCCATTCCTTCTCTGAGTTTAAATTCAGCTTCAAGCTGCTTGCGTTTTTTCTTGTCTTCCAGCCTACGCTTTTCTGCTAAGAATTGATTGTATAGACCGCAGGTATGTTGATGCATACAAAAAAAATCTTTTGGCACGAGCATTGCATCACCTTCTGGCTCAATGCCCATGTCTCGTAACATTTTGAGATAGTCAAGATATTCATTGAAGTCAATGTGATTCTTGATAACCCAATTCTGAAACTTATTGATCCCTACGCCTTTCGGTATATGCTTGATATCATGGTAAGTCAGATAAGACTCAATGCCATGCACCAATTGCCCGTTCCGTTCTTTTAATCGACGGCTCAACTCAAATTCATTAAAACTACGATTTGAATTCTTGAAAAATTGTTTATTTTTCTGAAGCCATCTGCGATTCAATGTCCGCATATCTACGGTTCTTGTAAATCCGATTCTATAATTTGGATACATGATTTCATTGGCCAATTTGTAAGCATGGATTTTTTGAGCAAATTCAATTTCAAACTTGTATTTGTAAAGCCGTTCGATTTCCCAATAAGCGATATTCCCAAACTTCAAATATTTGAGTTCAGATACTTTTTTAAGTTTTTCAATCCAGTTATTCGGATAGAATTTATTGCCTGTATAATAACCACCGCTAAAAAAATTAGCAAATAGATACGGATAAAATTGTCTGTTGTAATCTTGGCCAATCTTCACATGTTTATCGTTTTCAAATCGCTCCAAATTTGTAAATTGCCAATTGATAAACTGTTTTCCTTCAACTAACTCCGACCTAAATTCATAAGATTGGATCTCAATGCGCTTTGAAGTGCTGAGAATGATAGAGAAAAAGTAAGTCTTGTCATAAAAAGTGAGCCGTGACGACTTTGTCAGTCGCTTTTCAATACAATAACCAAGGTTCAAATCTGAAGCGATTATGGTCTTGTCCTTATTGGTCCATTTGTACGTTGTGATTTGCGAATAGCACCAGCTCCAGAAGTTTGCAGGTGGTTTCAATCGTCTATCGGCTTCTCGCTTGCATTGTTCATGTTTCATTCATCCAAGAAATCGAAAATGCTCATTTGCTTTTCGACTACTCCTTTCTCTTTCTTAATTTTAGGTTTCATGATGATATCATCATCTGGACCAGCGCCTTTCCTAATTTTGGCGACATCAACCTTTTCTTCAGGAGAAGCCTGAGATTTGTCTTCTTTTTTCTTCTTGACGGGCTCAACAGGCACCTGCTTGATGTTAGATACTTGTGAATTTGAGATAAAGTACTCTCTAACCCATCTGAAGACAGTAGCATCATCGATACAAGCGACTCCGTTTTCAGCAAATTTACGGGCTTTTTCTTTAGCATGGCTTAAAGCACACTTCAGAGAATATCGCTCTTTTAAGATTCCTTTAAATAATTCCTCATCCTCCTGATCGCATATCCAGTTATGAACACGGTCAAGTGAGGTATCATGTGGTTGATTTAATTCCTCCAGCAACTTAGCCAGAGCTTTTTCTTTAATGTCATTCATATTATTTTCCAAAAAATACGACTGCCTCTGTGTGTGAGTTTGGCTAAATACGGGCAGTCGCTCGTCCAGGTCACACGACCGATTGACGCATATTCTAGCTCGCTTTTAACGTGGTTCTCGGCACGTTGATTTTGTCGCTAAGTAATAGCAATCTACAGCACCATAATCAAAACGTACATCGTCTTTTCCGATATATTTTTTAAATCTTGGTCTGGTAATGCCTGAGAAAGACCATTGATGGTCTTTCATCCGTTCGATAAGATCATCCACATTGTTAAAACTTCCAAGGAAAAACTTGCGGTGCCCATTGTAGATGAAATAGAGTTTTAATAACAAGAGACACCGCCTTTCTAGAAATAATCTTTCCTTTTGTTTTTCAAGTCATTAAATACCATCAGATGAGCATTGTCTACACCTTTCATCAACCGACTCATAAACGGCCGACCATAGCGTTTCTGAATTTCTTGTGCAGTCAGATTAGTCGTGATAACCGTATTAGCCCTTTTGTTGAGAATATTGTAAAGAATACTAAAGGACCACTCACTGTCCTTCTCCATACCAAGATCATCCAAGACCAAAAACTTTGCACTAGCAATTTTATTGACCAGGAATTCTTCCTGACTAAAGTCCGCCTTGATTTTCATTAACAAGTCAGTGACATTGATAAAAATAGCAATTTCTTTTGTAGCTTCTGATAAGGCTTTCATAATGCCAAAAGCAAGATGGCTTTTACCCGTTCCAGCTTCGCCTTGAAAAACAACATTGTTTCTCGCTCCACCTGCCCACTCTCTACAAATTTTTTTGGCAAACTTCAACTTTTCAGCTTCTTTTTCAGTCGGTGTGTCAAAGTTGTCAAGAGTAGCATTTTTCAGTACATCATCATAGAGAGAGAATCTCTCAAGATAGAACTTCCGCTCTCGCTCATGCTCGGCATCAGCCAACTCATTGACCTTTATTTGATTCTCTGCATGAATCCGTTCCGATTCGCATAAGCGACAGAGAACATCATTTGTACGAATAATCTTAATCAAGGGAATTTTGTGTTTGTCACAAATTTCATTTTGTTCTTCAGTATTCCTGTGATAAGAGAGCGCCATTTCTTCTAGTGCATTAGTTACCATGACATCCTACCTCCACAAGCTTTCCAGCTTGCCATATCTGACAAGCAAGCTATCACAGTTTCTTTTGATTGTTTTTTCAAAAGAGATTTTTTCTGATCACTGATTGGATAGAAGTTTTCTTCAAATTGTTGGATTAATTCTAGAACCCCCATTCATCCTTCACCTCTTGTTCATCTTTCTTCTCTTTTCGCTGTTTCTTATATTGTCGAACTTGTTCAATTGTCGTCACTTGGTTCTGCTGCCAATTTCTCAAAATGCCACCTATGTAGCTAACATTTGGTTTTCCTGAAGTAACAGCTGTCCTTAATGCTTCTTTGACTAGTCCAGAGTCATTTTCGTTTAACAGATGATTGATTTCTTCGATTTCAAAACCTGATAGCAGTCTACGAAATTCAGACTGAAATAGTTCTAAGATATTTTCACTATTACTAGTAGTAGTTATATTCTTATCTTTATCTAATTCTTTATCTAATTCTTTATCTCTTTCTTCTTCTGTTCCGTTACTTTCCGTTACTGTAACGTTACATGTAACGTTACCAATAGCAAGCTCTTTTTGTTTTTCTCGATGTCTAGCTACACGTTTTCGTGTTTGTTCCTTGACTTTCTCCATCCCATCAATATTTTGATGTTTTTCCCAGTTTGGTAAGGTAATGACACCCTCAATAACCTCAATCATACCGAACCGTTCAAATATTCCCAAGGCCATCCTAACAGTGTTGATGGGTCTTTGGAATCTATTAGCTAACATTTCATCTGTATAAACTAAATTAGGTGAAATTGCTAAAACTCCATTTTTATTCAATTTTCCAGCCAACACTAGAATTTTGAACCAAATTACCAGAATAGCATCATGATCAGGAAGTGCATCGATAAGACAGATTTTCTCATCATCAAAAACATCAGTAGTAATTTTAATCCATTTGATTTCAGACATTACTCCCCTCCGTTTTAATCCACAAATGTTTCTTTTCGTGTCACGGGATCAATATCCACACGTCTACCTGTTTTAAAGTCGATAAACCCTTTTTCAACTTGTGGCGCTTGAAATTGAATCTTCTTTTTCTGTCTCATAGCCATTTTAAATTTGATATTCATCATCAGCGATTCAATCAATACTACTGATACTACTGTGCCTACTGCGATAATTTGTAAATTGTTCATGTTTTTTATCCTCTTTTTGTGCTATAATATAGTCAAATAATTTTGCTAAGACCTTGTCCAGAAGCCTTTTAGTAAAGTTATTATATTTGATTAGAGAGCCATTCTTTGATGGCTCTTTTTGACCATTTCTTACCAGGTAATTCCTTTGGAAATCCCTTTAAGTAACGATAATTATCTGAAAAGGTGGCATACTTAATTCCTAGAAAATCACAGGTAGTGTTCACATCCATCAACTCTGGATAATGATCACTATCTTTTTCTATTTCGACTAGCCTTGTGATTGTGTCCTTGATAATGGACTTAATCCATTCAGATAGTGAAAGTAGAACATTGTCCATCTTCTTTCCCTCCTACCCTTCGTCAAATGAGTTCAATTTCATGATTTTCATCTTAGTATTGGTGCTTGGCTCCCACGTCATCCAGTAAGCAAGAGCAGCTTCTGCAAACTTCTTCGGTAACAAGTCATAGCGACTGATATTAAAGTGGTCTTTGAAATCAATCTCAGCTTGTCTAAAGACTGACTGAGCGAAAGTCTTATCCGCATAAGCTGGGCTATCAATACCACCCAGGCATGCCACAACCCTAGCCTTACGCTTCTTCAATAGCGATTGAGCATAGCTTGGATGAATCGGTTGCTCACTCTTGAGGTAGTCGATGTCTTCAATCATGCTAGCTTGTTGCTCACGCAATTTCTTCTGTCCAGTAAATAGAGCGATGAAGGCATCCTCGTCCAAGTCCTCACGAATGAATCCGCCCTGCTTACGAATAGCTGGCAAAACCTCTGATGTCACCCAACGCTTGAACTCTTTAGCCTGAGGCAACTTGCTGGATAAGATAAGAGAGTAGAGACCAGATTCGTTGATAATCAACATATCCTGTGTTCCACCACTAGTAGGGATGCCCTGTTTTAGGGCGTCCTCTTCATCAACATGAAGAGCAATCGCATTTCTAGCCTTGCTATATCCTAGGATGTCTGCAACATCTTTCCCAACGAACCAAGGCTCGTCATCAATTGTCAAAGTACGGACTTCCTGCCCGTGAAAATTAAAAATTTCGTTCATAGTATTCCTTTTCTTACTTTCCCCAGTGTTAAAATAGTTTCCCAAATGTCCAGTCCCTCAAGACTATCAATCATCAGCTGATTCAGTTGATGATTTTTCTTCTGCCAGTTCTGTATTATTTTTACTTGCATGTATGAACCTCTTAATGATTTTCCCAAGGGTTCTCAATCCCTAAAACATCTGTGATTTTTTCTTTCACATGATCACTTCCTTTGCCATATTTCAGTAGCTCTGAAATAACTGATGATGCTACAGATACTTGTTTTGCCAATTCGGCTTGAGTCATATCCAGCTCAATCAAACGAGTTTTGATTTTAGCCTTGATTATCTTTAGTTCTTTACTCATATTTTTACCTCCAATCTATGTTTTAGTATTTCCCAGATGACTTATTAGGATTTCAATTGCGCTCTCTAGTGAATACGTTCTACCCCCATAAGTCATTTCTTTGCCAAGTAATCTTATTACCTCATCGTGATGATAGTCTGTTATATATGAATTATTTTCAATAAAAAACTTACAGAATTCCCTTGGTGATTTGTCTGTCATGCAAAATAATAAACAAACTAGGAGATTTTTATCCTTATTGTTTTTTATTTTTAAAAAGTCATCGAAAATATTTCTGCCAAATATACATTTATATCTGATTGGGACTGCTGCATTTGCAGATATAAAGTACGGTTTTCCATTTATTTTTATTTCTACCACTTCTAACATTTCCTACCTCATTGACTTACTTTATGTGACTGATAATTTTTGCTTTACTCATATTTTTCCTTTCTAAATTTGATATAATTAAAATAAAAACGACTGGAGGAGAATAATGAAATCTTCATTTTTTCACTATCTAAAGGAAATCGTCTTATATGGTGTCATAGTTCCGATTTCGACAGTTATCGTAGGATTTCACCTTTTTACTACCTTCTATCCTATTTCTGATTCACTGTTAACAGATTTCTTGAAAGCTTTTACAGAACAAAGAATCCTTGCTATTGTATTCGTTCTTATTCTTTGCTTTATATTTTTCGGTTCAATTTATTACTGTATTTCATGTGGACGAAATAGAAAATTGATACCTGATAAAGTTTATACACAAATCACAACTTACATTTCATCTGTAGGTTTAGCGACTGCAGTGATAGCTGTCGCTACCTTGACTCTCACAGAATTGCAGTTTTCAATCCTTACAGGTTGGATTGCTTTTATCGCTTTGTTGTTGCCACTTCTGAAGTTTAAAGTCCAATACAGCACCTATCAGAGTAGCGACAATGTAGCACAGAAAACTACCGAAAACAAAGCCAATTAAGAAAGGCTCTACCATTCTCCTCTCCCCCTTTCTTTTTAAAAAAATTATCTAAAAAGTTAGCGAATTTCTTGACAACTCTAGTCAAATGTTTTAAAATGAAAACATAGAGAAAAGACCTACTAAAAGTAAGGTTTACCTATAGAAAACGGACGCCAATCAGTTTACTAGGCTTTATTTTTTAGTTGTCTTATTCGCTAACTCTTTAGCTTACGATTATTATTTTAAAACATTTGACTAAATATGTCAACGATTTTCTACAAATATTTTAAAATTATTTTTCGTTTGCTTAGAAAGGTTCTAAAAAAATGTTCGTAGCATTCGATAAAATAAAGGAATTAGCTGATAAACAGGGGATTTCTATAAATGTTTTGGAAGAAAAACTTGGTTATGGAACTAACACTTTATATCGATTAAAAAGAAGCAATCCGAGCTCAAAAGTTTTAAAAGAAATAGCTGATTACTTTAATGTAAGTGCAGACTATTTACTTGGTCGCACGGATAATCCTACTATTGCTGGTAATTCAAAAGAGTATAGCTGGCAAGGGAAGACCCTAAATGTTGAAGAAATGGCATCTAATGTCATGATGTTTGGTGGCCGAGAATTAACAGATGAAAAGAAGAAAATCATCCAGTCTATCATTGAAGGTTATCTCAAAGAAGCTGGTGATTAGAGGTACTGCTTAGTGACCGAAAAAGAAATTATAAGTCATTTTCAGGTTCGCATTGTCGATTTTGACGGTGAGCTAATACCTGATGAACTTGGATTTTACGAAAAAGAAACCAACACAGCTTTCTTATCTAATAAACTCAGCAAAAAAGAGAGAGTTAAGGTACTATTGCATGAACTCGGACACAAAGACCACACACGCTCAGAGTACCAGAACGCTCGCCTACGCTGTGAAAATGAAGCTGATAGGAATATGATCCATCATCTCGTAAAAGATGCACTAGAAAGCTTAGACGACCCCACAGAGTTTGATTACCTCAAATTCATGTCCTACTACAATCTAAAAACAGTGACAAATGAAGTCATGGTAAAAGAGGAATATTTATCATTAGTAAATTAAAAAAGGAGAATATCCATGAAAAAACTACTAATTACAACAACTATCTTACTTTCTGCTACTGTTTTAGTAGCATGTTCTAATAATCAGTCAACTTCAAAAGATAATACTGAGCAACCTAAAACGGAGCAAAAAAACACTACTTCAACAGATACAAAAGCCAAAGTAGATAACAGTAAATATGATGAGTTAATCTCTGAAATCAAATCAAAATTAGATCCTGAATCAACTGGAGCAATAAGCGTAAAAATTCAAAATAATGTAATCGATTCAGACTCATCTGAACCACATGATACTATCATGATTTTGATCACTGGAACGGCTAAAGATAAGGCCAAAGAAGCTCTAGGTGCAGTCCAGTCAAATTCCGCTACTACTGACCAGAAAAATGCAATCACTTTGCTTCGTATGTCTATTTCTGAATTTGCTAAAAAGCTACCCGACGAGAATGCTACTCTTTCCCTCGGTTACGAGAAATCTGCTGACCAATACGACCTAATCGCTAAATCTTCAAAACAGAAAGATATTATTCCTGTTGGCGAAATCATCGTAGAATAAAAAGCCCCACAATCGCCCTCGCCAAAGTTTGATTGTGAGGATTCAACTTTCCATCTAACAAGCAATGGAAAAGATGATAAGAAAGGAGTTACTTAGGGACTAGATGAACAAACTAGAAAAAAATAATCTTGATAAATTGACAGTTTCGACAGATAAAATGAAACAACTGACTGTTGAGAATCCAAATCACTTCAAAACCTCTAGACTCGGTCAAAGTATGACCAACTATAGCAATCAATTAGAGCGTGAAATACAAGGAAAGCGTCGTAGAAATAGAGTGTTCCCTTACGGCACACTTGTCTATGTTGATTTTGGCATAAACTTTGGATCAGAATTCTCTGCGCCACATTATGCGATTACGCTTACCAAAGAAGACAAAAAGAATAGAAATACTATCACGGTTATTCCTCTAACATCTAAGCCTGGATATGATAATTTACCACTAGAGTTTAACCTAGCTGAAGGACTTGGGTTACTAACTACACAACTCATCAAAGCGGCTGAAGATAAGGTTGAAAATGAACTGGTATCACATTTTAGAGAATATGATGATTTTGATGAACTTATCTCAAAATTGGAGAAAGAAGGTCGATTAGACGAGAAAGAACGTGCAATAAACCTTGTTCAAAAACTTACAGATAACGTTTCATTGGCTGGTCAACGTCTTGAAAAATATGTATCTGACCTAGATAAAACTACCTATGCGAAATTAGATTCAATTACAACTATTGACAAAGTGAAGATTTTTAAGAAAATCAATCCTTTAGACGGAATTGGTGTTGCACAAATACTTGAACCACAGATGAAAATTTTAAGCGATGAAATTAAAGCGCGCTATCTTATTTGACAAAATGAAATATATTTGATAATATATAGTTACTAACCTAAGAGAAATCTTAGTGCAAATAATCTGGTTGGCACAAGCTGCCACGCAGAAACGGTAACTATAAATTTAGTTACCGTTTTTTGTTGAATTAAAAACAAAAAAGCCCCACAATCTCCCTCGCCAAAGTTTGATTGTGAAGCTTACCCTTATAAAAAATCAGCCATTAAAAAGGCCTCTTTTCTATATCCTATTTTACACCATGAAAGGGGTGATGTCAATATTCTCAATGTTTAGACCTTGTCCAGAAGCCGATAAACAAGGAGAATACAATGAAATATAATAAAACAAAATACCCAAATATCTATTACTATGAGACTGCTAAAGGAAAGCGTTATTATGTCAGACGTTCTTTTTTCTTCCGAGGTAAAAAAAGGGAAAAAAGTAAAAGTGGTTTCACAACTCTCCCTCAAGCTCGTGCAGCCTTGGTAGAGCTTGAGCAACAAATCCAAGAACAAGAATTAGGTATCAATACGAATCTGACACTCGATCAGTATTGGGATATCTATTCTGAAAAGAGATTGTCAACAGGGCGCTGGAATGACACTTCCTACTACCTCAATGACAATCTCTATAAGAACCATATCAAGCCAAAGTTTGGTTCTGTCTTGCTTAAAAACCTAGATAGAAATGAGTATGAACTCTTTATAGCTGAAAAGTTGCAGAACCATACCAGATACACTGTTCAAACTCTCAACTCCAGCTTCATGGCATTGCTGAATGATGCCGTAAAAAATGGGAATCTGCTCTCAAATCGCTTGAAAGGTGTTTTTATTGGCCGGAGTGATATCCCTGCTGCTAACAAGAAAGTGACTCTCAAAGAGTTCAAGACCTGGATAGCAAAGGCAGAAGAGATTATGCCAAAACAATTCTACGCTCTGACCTATCTTACCATTTTTGGATTGAGAAGAGGGGAAGTCTTTGGATTGCGTCCAATGGACATCACTCAGAACGACAGCGGACGGGCTATACTGCATCTTAGAGATAGTCGAAGCAATCAGACCTTGAAAGGGAAAGGAGGGCTTAAAACGAAGGATTCAGAGCGATATGTCTGCCTTGATGATATCGGAACAGACCTGATCTATTATCTGATAGCTGAAGCTTCTAAGATTAAGCGAAAGTTAGGGATTATCAAGGAACAACAAAAAGATTATATCACCCTGAACGAAAAAGGTGGTCTCATCAATCCAAACCAGTTGAATAGAAACTTCAATCTAGTGAATGAAGCGACAGGATTGCATGTAACACCTCACATGATGCGCCACTTCTTCACAACTCAAAGCATTATTGCAGGGGTTCCGCTTGAACAATTAAGCCAGGCGCTGGGGCATACAAAGGTTTATATGACCGATCGTTATAACCAAGTTGAGGACGAACTTGCTGAAGCGACAACAGACCTTTTTCTTAGTCATATTCGCTAAAAAATCCCCGCCAAAATCTCAAAAAGTCCCCGCCAATTCCCCGACCAAAATCCGAAAAATACCGAAAAATATCGAAAAATGATTTTTAGAATAGTCCCCAAAAGCCTGAAATAGAGCCAAAAAACTCCACCCCATTTGGGGGGG